CTGTAATGTTCGCAGAATCAGATGACGACGACCGCCCCGCCATGAAAGTGTCAGAAGAAGCATGTGATATTGATTTTGACGATTTAGACAATGTAGACGAATCTGTAAAAGATCTTGAGCCGTCCTCTGATGAGCTCGTTCTGAATCTGTGAAAGAAGACACCAATTGAAACAAATGCTTGACTGGACAATTGTTGCTATTGTTGCCTTTGCCGCGATTGCCATCTATGTCGTTGAAAGATACACTCGCAGCAAAAGTATTGATACGCTGGACGCCCTAAAACTCGGTACTCTTTCTGCGGCTCTTACGGGAGGTGTTCTGTACACAGTATCTTCATCCGATTCGAGTCCTGCTATTCTTGCCGCAGTTTCTGACACTGTTCAGGATATGTTTGTCGGAAAGCCATCTTTTTAGATCCAAAACGGACTCATACATAATCTAAGACCTGTTTTCAGGTAAGCAGCGATAATAATGCAGGTCGTTTTAAATTTTAATAGTGAAACCAACCCCAAAACTATAACTATTTCTGGACTAGCAAGAAACATGGATCATTGGAATAATCATCAGAATATAACCACAATTTTTAGGGGTGATTTCGAAACCTGCTTGGAAAACAGGTATATCTGTCATAATAATATTATTGAGATTCTTCTACGACACAACGATAACGCAAACATGATTGTTCGATTAGCCATATGCGAGAGCTTACATATTCATACTGGATATTGGTCTCACGACGGAGAGTTCGTATCACAACAACATACATTTGCAGATATAGAATCGCCAGTTGCAACATTTTCAGGCGATGTCATTTTTTAGGCATCTATATTCAAACAAGAATCTCCTTTTTCAGTGCTCAGATAGGGAACCGCAAGTTTTTCTATCTGAGTGCGAGGAATCACAGTCCCTCTGCAATAACGCGCAATAGCCTTGTACAAATGAAATCCACGATATCTCTCGTGCGTATCATTTTCTGCAAGATTTCTGAAAAGAATTGATGTCCCATCTGAAAGTGTAGTCCATGTCATCAAAATATTGAATAGCGGATCTTCTTTATATGTTGGACACAAAGGTCCGAGGGGATAGCAATCCCAGAATATAGAAGTGGCTAATCGTACAAGATCGAACGACGCGTTAGGCTTTACTTCTGGATATTTAGAAGAGTAGAATGGCATTATGTTGTACTGACCACCTGCCTCTTCGTTTGTACCAAATTGGTCAGACATGAAAAATCTGGCTTCACGCATACCTGCAAGCTTTACAGAATATGTAGCCCGATCAAAGTCAATTATTTTGATAATATATCCATACGTAGGAACCTTGTACTGCTTTCCTGCGACGTTATAGTACAAAAACTCTTTTTCAGTTGAAATGTACATCACATTATTTACATGTAGATCGTTATGGACTAACCCGTAATTTCTCTGAGCAAACGATAACGCAAATACAATTTGTGCAACCCACGCAATTCGTTTATGCGATTCAACATTATTTTTCAGAAGGGTATACAAAGTCCCTTCACATTTCTGCATAACCGTCGTTTGAACTGGAACATCGTGGAAAACTGCTTCTGCAAATATTTCGCAGCCTTCGTCTTCGAATCCTATTCCATCTTCGTGCTCGTCTCCGTCGCTACTACATGTTTTAACTGCAAATACATATCCTGTCGAAATACTGTCCGTATCTTCCGATGCATCCTCGTCCTCTGTTTCTGACTCGGAATCCTCTATTGGTGCAGGAACTGTTGTGGCACCGTAGTTGATCGGTGCAAGTTCTTGTGCGCCAAGATCTATACTCTCGTCAGCATCACCCAACTCTAATGTAGGACGCACTTCGGGTATATTGCTTCTAATTTTAAGATCGAAAAAGTGCCCCAAGTTCTGAAGAAACCACTGACGATCGGACAAGTCTTCGTAATCATCTGAAATATCGATAAGGTGCTTTGATGCAATTCCTGTAAATGTAGCATACACTTCTGGAAAGTGGATACATCCAGATTCAGATAGAATAACATTTGCAAGGGCGCCAACATATGCAGCGTTATGCGGAGAGTGCAAACGATGATATAATTCTTCAGCATTTTCTTTATCGCAAGGGAGTCCAGATGTACCAAAATCACCACGCATAACACGATAGGATGGAAGAATCATTGTAGTCTTTCTATGGACGGTCGTTAAAGAACCCCCAACATATATAGAATCTGCATCTGCAATAGTTTGGATTGGTGATCTGGTTTTAATTCCGAACTGATACGGTGCCCTGACATTTTCGAGTTTGAACAGTGTCTCAATGGATGGAAATAGTGCCTGAATTCTTCGAATATTCCACCATTTTTCTGCACCCTCTTTAAGACCCTGTATATTGGTGACTCTGGTTACGTCGAGAGGCACGACAGCGGTTCTTAGATCGGGAATTGGTTTTGGCATATTATGTAAAAGTCTTAGTTGAAGTATCTTGTTTTTTACGGGGCGAGGTGGCTGCGCTACTTTCCAATAATAAACAAACCGTCAGGTGAAGTAATGGACTTCAATATACGAAAGTTTAATATGGCGGTCATAAAAGACCGAACTGCGATAGATTCCAGAAAATCTCCAATGATAGTAATTATCGGTAAGAAAGATACTGGAAAGTCTTTCTTGGTTCGCGATATATTATTCAACACGCAAGAATGCTATCCGATTGGAACGGTAATCTCTGGGACAGAGGTTGCCAATGAGTTTTTTCAGCATATGGTCCCGTCAAAGCTGATTCACGATAAATACAAACCTGAAATTGTTACAAATGTTATTCGTAGACAGCTAACTTTGAAACAAGCCAGAAACAGAGCAAGTTCTGGTTCTGGTGCATCTTCAATTGATCCTCGCGCATTCTTAATTTTGGACGATTGTTTGTATGATGGAAGCTGGATCAAAGAAGAGTCTACACGCTACGTGTTCATGAACGGACGCCACGTAGATCTGTCTACAATGATCACGATGCAGTACCCACTTGGTATTACTCCAAATCTGCGAACGAATGTAGATTTCGTATTTATTCTGCGAGAGACGATTCTTGGAAATAGACGAAGAATTTATGAAAATTATGCAGGAATGTTTCCTACGTTTGACATGTTTTGTCAGTTTATGGACCAATGCACTGAGAATTATGAGTGCCTTGTAATCTGCAACGGTGTTCAGTCGAACAAGCTTGACGATCAAGTTTTTTGGTATAAAGCTGCGGATCATCCTCCTTTCCACTTGTGTGCTCCATCTTTATGGGTGGATAACAGACCCTTTTCTTCTACAATTTTGGGTACACCTGAATACGATCCATCTACACTTTCGAAAAAGAGTGCAGGTCCTTCTATTTATGTAAAGAAAGGTGGTAGCAGCGACTAACGCTCAGATGGGCGCTCAGAAGGATGAACTGGTCCAAGAGACATAACAGTAGCTGTTTCTGCCCTACGCTTTGCATTCTCATCTTTTTGCGTCTTGATAGCAAGTTCACGTTCCTCTGCAAAGAAGAGCTCACGATTAGACTCATTCTCCTTGTACTTTCGCATAATCTCATTGAGTTGCGCATTAGAGTACTCGACATTGTCCATGAGATGATCAGAAGGATCCCACGGTAGCCAGCATCCCATCTTTCCGATTACGATATTGTCTTTGGGGTACTTGCGTTGAAGAACCTTTGCCCAAAGCTGTGCCTCCTCGTACGATGGGAATGCGCGGCGGCATTTTACACCACGCGTGTTGCACAGGAAATTGACCTCCTTGTCGTATGCAGCTTGGAGCTCTTTCTCGTGGTTCAGCAGGAATACCTGATACTTTTCGTGTAGATCCGACTTTTTAAGATCAGCCTTGTGAGTCTTCTCAAAATCGCGAACGTCTGCCATCACATCCTCGACCTTGATAGAATACTTTTGAGCCATAAATGCTACAAAGTGCTCCATTCCGGTTACCTTCCAATCATAGTCAACCCACTGTACAAACTTTTCAAAATAGAACATCTCCTTCTGTTTAATGATCTTTTCTGGCGAGATAAATGAAACAATGATATATCTCTGATTCGGGAGCTCGGGATCCTCCTCGAGGTAATCGATATCTGCTCCGTCATCCTCTTTTTTGGGGAGCTCAATTCGCTTGCTCATTTGTATCTCTAAAGGCGGCGATTGTTAAAATAGAAACGCAGCAGCCGCAGCCGCAGCTAAACCTCTTTTGGAGGAAGCTTCAACAGGATAATTCCAGCAATCAGCAGAAAAAGACCGACATACTGCGATGAACTTTCAAGTCTGTCTCCGAGAATAACAAACGCAGCTAAACTTTCAACAATATTTGACATGCCGTCCCACAGCGCATTCACAAACAGAACATTATTTAACGTTAGCGATTTAATCAAAAAGAATACGACTCCCGCATATCCTACAAGACCATATCCTAAATATTTCAGATTGGATGTTTGTGCGTAAAATCGAAGGTTGAAGTCGCCAAATATTTCTACAACAGAAAGAATTACAACATAAATAAATCCCCAATCCATTGTCTTTGACGACCATCAAAAAAATATCGTTCTGAAATATAAACAAAATGGCTGACTCCTCGACTGCCGCTTCTAAAGCTCCTGCCCCGTCGCCGATGGGTATTGATTTTGGTGATCTAATCAAGCGCCTCGTAAAGTATGCGCTTGAAGGTCTCGCCGTGGCGGTAGCTTGCTACCTTCTACCTGGCAAGAGACTCCGTGTCGATGAGATCGGCTCTATTGCGCTGACTGCGCTTGCCGTGTTCGCGATCCTCGATATCTATGCGCCGTCTGTTGGTTCGTCCGCGCGCACGGGTGCTGGTTTCGGAATTGGCGCCAACCTCGTTGGGTGGCCTGTACTATAAAAACGGGTAAAATAGTTAATATAGTGTGATTTCAAGTAATGAAAAATACATTTACCCCATCTCTGCTACAAGAGTGCTGTGTCAGAGATAGAGCTGAATTACTTGAAGTGTATGAGAAAACTAACAGAGAATCTATAATAAGCTTTCGCTGTAATTGCAGTATCAATGGTATAAAAAAATTTCGCGAAATTGTTGAAAAAGCTGGTCTATTTTGCACGAATTGTGTTAAACTAAATTTTAAAACAAAGCTGAGAACAAAATGGGATGGAAAAGATAAAGAAACGGTTAAACGCATTAATGAAAAACGAAAAAAAACAATGATCGAAGTATTGGGCGTCGATAATCCAACTAAATCTAAAATTATACAAGAAAAGATAAAACGAACGTGTTTAGCAAAATACGGTTTCGAAAATCAGTTTCAAAACGAAGAGATAAAACAAAAGATTAAACAGAAATGTTTAGAAAAATATGGAGTAGAACATCATCTACAAAATCCAGAAGTGTTTTCAAAATTAATGAAAAGTTCGTATGCATTTAAAAGCTATGTAACTCCTAGCGGCAAAATCTTAAAATTAAGAGGATATGAACATTTTGCATCAGATACACTTTTCAAAATATATCCAGAAAATGAAATTATATCAGACAGTAAATTTGTTCCAGAAATTTGGTATATTCATGGAGGAAAAAGACATAGATACTTCTGTGATTTCTTTATTAAATCTGCAAATTTGATAGTAGAAGTTAAGAGCACATATACATATCGATTAGAATTTGATATAAATTTATCAAAACAACAGGCTTGTATCGCAGCAGGTTATAACTTTGAGTTTTGGATTTTCAATGAGAAAGGTGTAAGATTATAAAAACGGGTTGAAATATGAGAGAATATGTATCTTCTACAAAATGACAGATCTCCAGCATTTTGTTGACGATATTATGAATACAGAAGATTTATGCTGCAAATCCCCGGATCACTATTTCTATACGGTTAATATCTTGGATGGAACCCCCACAGAAGATATTGTTGCGTGTTTTCAGAAGAGGTTTCTAAATTCTACAATATCGTGGATTGACAACTACATTGTAGATTATCATCCAATCACAGGAGTGTGCGTTTTTAAGAATGGCGTTCGTGTCAGATTTACCAAAAGTGATACCGAACTCAATACTGCTGTTGACAACATTATTAATGCGAAAGGGGTGTCAGTTTCCTACAATATTGACGTTGCATCTGGAACACGAATTGAAGATATTATTGCATGCTTTCAGAGCAGGTTTCCAACTTCTAAAGTATACTTTTCTGATTTGCACGGTAGTATTATTGTTGAAAAATTCATTACCCCAATCTCTGCTGAAAGTGTATGAGAGAATCTATAATAAGCTTTCGCGAAATTGTTGAAAAAGCTTGTATATTTTGCACGAATTGCGTTAAAAATTACAATAATTCAACGTGTACATATATGAAAATGGAAGCTACGTGGGATGGATTGAAATATTTTGTAGAAGATGAAATATTTCAATATCATATAAACAATGGTTTTTCAGAACCATATCCCCGAGAATTAAAATTAGTAAAGTCTTATATGTCTGCATTCCCCGAACGTAATAATATATATATTGATGTTGGCGGGCATGTCGGAACAACTTCTCTTCCTTATTCCAGTTTATATAAAGAAGTAATCGCATTTGAGCCGAATCCCGTATCATATGGTTTGTTCAAAAAAAATATACACATAAATAATATTAAAAATGTTAAGATTTATAATAAGGGTGTATATAATAAAACCACAGATTGCATTATAGCCAAACATGGTTCAAACTCGGGATGTTATTATATAAAAGAATGTGAGAAAAGTGGTGAAACTATTCCCGTCATCAAACTAGACGACTTAACATATGATAACCCTGTTGATTTTATTAAGATTGACACCGAAGGTTCAGAGTTATTTGTTTTAGAAGGAGCCTATAACGTAATTTCGAAAAATAAACCTCTTATAAACATTGAAACAAACGGATTATCGGGAAGGTATTTTGGATACAATAAAGAACGGATTTTCGAGTTTTTACACGCATTGGGTTATAAAATATGGGATGATGATGGAAATAATCCATTGTTTTATTGCTCGTAACTAAGTCATTGAGAAAGGTGCGGATAAATACCATTTTTAAATTATATTTTTATATAAAATGAACAGTATTTATTGTTTTTGGACTGGTAAAAATGAACTTACCCAAAATAGAAAAACATGTTTAGAACAACTTATACAAACTTCTGAATGTAAAGTGATTTTAGTAACTCCTGAAAATTTACACGAATATATACTACCTGATAATCCATTACATCCAGCGTATGAGTTTCTTTCCGAAACACATAAAGCTGATTATTTAAGAACCTACTTTATGAATTTTCATGGCGGTGGGTATAGTGATATTAAACAAACAACGGGTAGTTGGAAGAAAGCTTTTACTGATTTAAAGAATAATGATAATTTCTGGATATGCGGCTATCCCGAAATACCAGGTGGTGTTGCATATGCTGCTTATTCAGATAAATGGAATGAGTTAATCGGAAATGGCGCTTATATTTCTAATCCTAATACACTATTAACCAATGAATGGTATAATGAAATGATATGTCTATTGGATAAAAATTTGCCAGAACTAATATTGAACCCTTCAAAACACCCACAAGACTGTAAGGAAGAATCTAACTACCCAATCGAATGGAATGAAATGTTAGGGCGAATATTTCATAAAATTGCATACAAATATAAAGAACATTTGCTTAGAACTCTACCTATAAGCCTATTCTATAATTATAGATAAACAACTTCTAAAGTATACGGCAGTATTCGTGTTGAAAAAATCAATACAGAAGACAATGAACTATGATTTTGCAGATGTTAATTTAGTTCCAAAGTTAGGTATAGTTAACTCACGAAACGATTGTTCTACAAAAACAAAAATCGGCAAATATGAATTTAGATTACCAGTGGTACCAGCAAATATGGAATGTATAATTAACGATGATATATCAGAAATGTTAGCAAGCGAAGGGTATTTTTACATTAATCATAGGTTTAACGTGGATATTCTTGAATTTTCAAGAAGAATGAAATCCAAAAATCTACCAATTAGCATATCTATCGGAGTCAATGAAGAAGCTTACGAAACCATGGATAAACTTGCACTAAACGATATTGTTCCAGATTACGTTACAATAGATATAGCACACGGTCATTCAATAAAGATGGAAAAGATTATTAAGTGGATTAAGCTCCGAGAAAATTCTCCATACATTATTGCTGGAAATGTAAGCACACGCGAAGGAGTACAAGATTTAGAAAGATGGGGAGCCGATGCTATAAAGGTCGGTATTGGACCAGGTGCTGCGTGTACAACATATGTAGCAACGGGGTTCGGTTCCAGATGCATTCAAGCCTCAACGATAAGAATGTGTGCAAATAGTCGCAATAATCCAAATACTCTTATTATAGCCGACGGTGGTATAAAAGAACCAGGCGATATAGCAAAATCATTGGCACTTGGTGCAGGATTAGTCATGATAGGTGGTATGTTTTCAGGGCTCAAAGATTCACCAGGAAATACTGTCAGGGGAGAAGATGACAGATTTTATAAAGAGTTTTGGGGTTCTGCATCAGCATTTCAGACAGGTAAAAAGAATCGCATTGAAGGTATTAAAAAACTGGTGTTAATGAAAAATACTGGATTTTTAGAAGAACTTGGTTATATAGCTGAATGTTTACAGAGCGCTATTTCTTACGGCGGTGGGACTGATTTAGACTGTTTTAAAACGTTGGAAATAATAACGCCTTTAAGCTTGCAGAACATATGATATATGCAGTCCATTGTCAGATATGAAGGTAAATGGTACGTGGTAGTGCCAAAATTAGGGGAGCCCGAACGGGTCACTCGCGAGATCGCCTGGATGAAAATCAAGGAAAACAAAGGGTATCGCGAATGGTTTGAAAAGGAGCGCAAGATTTCCAAAGTACTTTACAATGAATGAACTTCTAAAATCGGGATTGATAACTGCACTATTTACTATTGTTATTTTGGTCGTATTTGTAGTGGCATATTGGGCATTCAGAGGTTTTTTACCAGGTAGCAAAGTTGTAGAACAGCCGCTACCCGCCCCGAACGACATTGACGGTACAACTGCACATTTCAAGTTGTATGGTGTAAAATGGTGCCCGTACAGTACCGAAGCTAAAGAAAAGATGCAGAGCTTCGAAGGAATCGTCAAACAAAACACATACGGTGGAAAACATGTCGTTATCGAGTTTATAGATTGTGAATCCCAAAAAGACGAATGCTCCCTATACAAGATCGTCGCTTACCCGACATACAAACTTGTGACATCCATTAAAATGTTTGAATATATGGGACCTCCTTCTACAGAAACATATCGTACATTTTTAGTTTCAGCTCTCGGCAAGGAAGAGCCTATACAGTGATGAACCTGTTTCTATAATTTTTGAGATATCTGTTTCAGGTTCGATAACACTGACAGTGGGATCTGATAAAAGACATACATTCTTAGGAAATGTGTTTTTTAACCAGCGGTGTTCTATCAAGTACGATGCATTGAAAACATGAGACATCAGTGTAGACGCCGAGGCTTTTTCAATATTGGTGGTATTCAAATTCGAACAAAAGAGTACAAGAACCTGCTTCCTCTGACCGATCGGAACAAGTCTGAATACATTTTTACATAAAATTGCACCATCTACGAACACTCGCCCTTTTATGATATGTGGTGTGAAAATCAGAGGAAGAGAAATAGACGCACGTATTGCATCCCATACCAAGACTTCTTCATTGAAAATAACATGCTTGCATCGAGAAATATCAGATGCAACTATATACAGTGGAATAGCAGCATCGCCAATTTTTAAGGTGTCTATATCCAATCTTTTCGATCCAAGTATACTTTTAAGACATTTGTATATATTGCTTCCAGTATCAAGACCTTGCCTTTTATTTAATCCGAGTATGCTTTCAAGTCTTGGGGGTTCAAGAATATTATCCAAGTTTAGCAATGTTTCCGATAATTCGACTATCTCGGTTATGCTAAATTTGAATGCAATTAGTGTGCAAATTAAAGACCCGATAGACACGCCGTAGACCCCGTCCAGAAATACAGTGTACAAGTCTGGATTTCCAATTGTTTTTGAAAACTCTGTTAATGCTCCGACTTGGAGTGCTCCAAGGATACCACCTCCGTTCAAACAAAGTATGCTAAAATCGCTCATTATTCTTCTAAGAAAGGAACAGTTAAATGCTTAGAGCCAAAGAGTTATGGCAAGCTGCAGAAGAGAAGAAAGCACACAGATTAAAGGCTATGAGACCCGTATTATCAGGTATATTTACAGCTATCAAACACCACGCAGCTACAAGTACCGATAACCCGTATTATGCTACCGAAGTTCCATCGTTTGTATTTGGATATCCATTATACGACCATGAAGAGGCGATAGTATATGTAAAAGAAACACTTGAAGAACAAGGATTTTGTGTATGGAGAGTAAATACTCCGTCTGTATTGTTTATTTCTTGGATGAAACCTGTTAAAGATATAAAAGACGTACCCAAACCGCCCAGATCGGGACCTGATTACAGACCGTTTGTATACGATGAGTCTGCATTCGCGTTTCTTACAAGACAATGAAAAACGAATGATATGATAGTACATTTGATGGAGTTTCAAATGTGCGATCATCCGTTTAAATCAAAGACGGTAGAGGAGGGACAATCGGTGTGTTCTGCGTGTGGAACCATTCTAGAACAAACGATTGACGACGGACCCGAGTGGCGATATTATGGCGCCGATGATAGAAATGACGATCCTTGTAGAACAGGGTCTGTTAACAACACTCTTCTACCAGATTCTTCTTATGGATCTCTGGCTATGAACATTAAAAGTAACTCGCCTCAGTTTCGACAGATTATGAAGTTGTCGGCTTGGGCACTGGCTTCTGGTTCTGAGCGGTCTTGGCTCGGGGCTATGGATCTCTTACAAACATACGCATACCGAGCTGGATTGCCAAAGGCTATTCTGGTAGAAGCATGTTCGCTCTTGAAATCTCAAGAAGATGCTCTAAAACTTCGTGGAGAGACCAGGCGAGCATTGTTTGGTGCAGTATTCTTTGTAGCCTGCCGTCGAAACGATGTGTCTCGGACTCACGAAGAAATTGCAGAGATGGTCAGAGTCAGTACTCGGTCACTCTGCAAGGCTATTCAGCGGTTTGATATTCATATTGTTGAAAGTGTAAATCCTCTTCTGATGACACAGCTCTCGTTGGCAGAGCGTATGATGAATGGTATAACAATTTCAGAAGACCAGCGAGAACGTATTTTGAGCGCTATCAAAGCAGTGTTTAAATCTCCTGATGAAGAACTTGAACACACCCCGAAAGTTATGGTCGCAGGAACGATTGCTTCCATCCTTGTGAAAGCTGCAACAGACCCTAAATCAATAATAAAAACATTCTCAAAGCATTGTGGAGTTTCTGTGGTTTCTATACAGAAGGTTATGGGGAAAGCAGAATGTATGTAATTAGACCGTTGGTAATGGGGAAAGCAGAATGTATGTAATAAAACCTTCGGCATTGATATTGGTGGTACCAACACTATATTTCACACCAATCGATACATTTGAGGTTAAATAGCCGCACGCAATAATAGTTGATGGATTCAGATTTGACCCATAACTTCCATACGTCCAATCATTACCATTACTTTGAATTGTCAATTGCCAGTTTGAAGTCTGTGGAGCTATAAATGGTCTAAAACTGATTTGATAAAATCCAGTAATTGCAATTGTTTGAAAAGTTTCAGGCGCAGTCTGCATATTTATATTATTATTTTTATAACTCCAAATATGATCAAATGGAAAGGTATTACCACCGGAAACTGCACCGGAGTTCACAATAAACTCCCAAATATACTGATAATTATTAGCCCAAACTAACCCACCGCCTGCGCCTGCTGTCAAAACCTGATTTGAAGTCCCGTTAGAGCCTGCAGTATCCAGAATACCTGTAGCAGATATTTTTCCAGAAACGGTCAGGGCTGCAGACAGTAAGTTCGATGTCCCAATTCCCAAAGACATATTCGATGTATCTCCGTATAGTATAGGGTTGTTTGCATCAGATGAATAAACGATTAAACGATCAGATAGGGTATTAATAACAGCTATATTCGGATTTGTTCCGATAAACGTACAATTATTTCCAGTATTGCTGTAACCTGCATTAGTTCCAAACGCATTCACAAAGTTGCCGCTATTTTGGTATGCTGCTTGGTGTCCAATTGCATTCACAAAGTTGCCGCTGTTGTTTCGTCCAGCATTAGTTCCAAACGCATTCACGTAATCGCCTGTATTATATGCTGCTGCACCATACCCAAGTGCATTCACATTTGCGCCACTATTTTGATACGCTGCACTGTTTCCAAATGCATTAACATAGTATCCGGTATTACCAGATCCTGCATTAGATCCAATCGCTGTCAAACTAGAATTAAACTTTGCACCAACGCCATTAAACGAAACTATTCCAGAAAGATCGTGACTCGATAGGTTAACCTGAGATACTGCAGGATAAGTAGACCAGTTTGACGTATCACTTCCAGAAACAAGAGGTAATCCATTCAACAACAGGGAATAATTGGTCGTGGAATCGCCGATTGTCGTATTTCCAGCAAGACTTGTGTCCAGTCTCGTTTCAAATCCAGTTACCGACGACCACGTATATCTGGGTGTGAACACACCATCCAAAAAATTGCTCATTCTCTTATTTTAGATGGAACACAAGCATTTAACCATTTTTCGCACAGTATATATATGTTCGACCCATCCTCTACGACGGACGGTGAGCGGTATACTCTTTTCCCAATCAAATCAGAAGAGATGCCACTTTATCACATGTACAAGCAGGCAGTCGCCTCGTTTTGGACGGCAGAAGAGATAGATTTCAGCAAGGATGAAGCCGATTGGGATAAACTTTCTACCAACGAACAGTTTTTTGTGAAACAGGTCTTGGCGTTTTTTGCAGGGTCTGACGGTATTATTCAAGAAAATCTTGCTTCTCGTTTTCAGCGTGAAGTGCAATCGCCCGTCGCTCGACTATTTTATGCATTTCAAAATGCCATGGAAGGAATACATTCTGAAACCTATTCATTACTGATCGATAAATACGTAAAAGATAAAGACGAACAAAATGCACTGTTTAGAGCAATTGATAATATCCCATGTATCAAGAAGAAGGCGCAGTGGGCTATAAAGTGGATTGATAGCGCCCACGACTACCCTACACGACTGATTGCGTTTGCATGCGTTGAAGGTATATTTTTTAGCGGGGCGTTCTGTGCTATTTATTGGCTCAAAAAGCGTGGTCTACTACCTGGCTTGACATTCAGCAACGAACTAATTTCAAGAGATGAATCACTTCATACAGTGTTTGCAATTCAAATGTACAAGACTTTGGGATCTCAATTATCCAACGAAACAATTTCTGATATTATTAAGGATGCAGTTTCTATTGAAAAAGAGTTTATCTGCGAAGCTCTCCCATGCAATTTAATTGGCATGAACGCTACCCTAATGTCGCAGTATATTGAATTTGTTTCTGATAGACTGGCGGTTCAGATGGGCATTCCCAAGATATACGGCGCATCAAATCCATTTGATTTTATGGAGATGATTTCACTGGAAGGCAAGGGTAATTTTTTCGAGAGGAAGATTTCTTCATACAGCAAACCAGGTGTAGGCAAGGAAGCAAGTGATATGGTGATAAAAACGGATTTAGAAGACTTTTGAATAGAATAGTGTGGTGTCAAAATGTTCAAAGCAATTGATATCGACAATGAAAGACTTATGGGACCTATTCTGCTATCAAGATCTCACACAACCGTGTACATGGATTTATTGAACCACAGGCGTCGCAGGCACCCGATATACAAGGAATATGTATTCAAAAAGTTTCGATCAGCAGCTATCATATTCGTGTTTTGCAAACGTGCAGCACAAACATTCAAAGACTGGTATTATACACCAGAAAATACAGGATACACCCGTGCACTGAATAATTGGGGAGCGGCGTTAAAAGTCTAAATAACTCTGAGCCGCATACTACAAAGATGGACTTTTTCCATGGCATCGTCGCGCTACTTGCTTTTGTTGTTCTAATTTTGACCGCGCTCGTCGCGTGGATGTACATTCAGCAGACGCGCATCATGCAGGCAATCGGTGCTCTTACTTCGGTAATAACAGCTCCACCAAGAGAATTTTTACAGGCTGCTGTTGAGTATCCTGTCCCAGAGAAGGTAGACGAAGTAGACGAAGTAGACGATCGTGTGAGTGTTCACGATGACGAAATTAGTGTTCCAGACACAGAGGTCGCAGACGTGGCAGCACCCGCAGAGGAAGACGATGATTTAGGCGGTAAGACGGTCGCACAGCTTCGTGAGCTTTTGAATGGCAAAGGAATTCCCTTCAATAAGAGCGATAAGAAGCCGATCCTTGTAAATCTATTAAAGGCAGCGTCGTAAACAATATAATGAAAATAATTAGTGTCGATCCAGGACTTCGTCATCTTGCCGTGTGTGTCTTAGAAGGGACTACACGAAAAGACGTATCAATATCCAGCTGGGACGTTATCGATGTACTTGGAGAGAAGAATGGAGTTGTTCGACCAAGGTGTTTTCAGTGTTCTAAACCTGCAATGTGGTTTCAAGTAGAAAAATATGCATGCACTAAACATTGTCCGAAAACAAAAGTTCCTACAAAGACCAGTCTCAACAAAAACAAAATGGATGAACTTAAAAAATTAGTAGTGGAACTCAAACTTGAGAATGCCCCCGATAAAAAGCCTCTACTGGTCACCGCATTACACGATAAATACAAATCCATCGGATGGACTAAATTTACAGGAGGTGCCTCTATTAAACATGCTCCGGTTCTCGATCTTGCTTCTGATATCGCTGCTTGTTTTGATACTCGTGAAGCGTGGTGGGAGGATGCCGACTTGGTAGTAGTTGAAAATCAGAAAGACAGAAGGATGTTTGCAGTACAGGCTATGATTCACATGTACTTTGCTGCAAAAGGATACAAGACTCGCGGTGTTTCTGCCGTTCATAAATTGAATAATATTTTGACAGTTAGTGATTCAACATCAACATATCGAGGTAGAAAGAAAACAGGAGTTATTCATTGCGAAAAGCTGATGCCAGAGAGTAATAAACCATTTTTTAAGACCCACAAGAAGAAGGATGATTTGGCAGACTCTTTTTTACAGGGGCTTTGGTTTTTAGAGCATTAGTATAATGATACAAAATCTGTATATATACATTCTGATAATCGTTGGTCTTGAAACCACTGCAATGTCTTGCTTTAAACACAGTTTGATTGACAAGCGATTCTTTGCATTGGGGGTTCTGTTTTATGGGTGTGTCGGATTCATGCTTTGTCAGACATTTTTGTTAACTGGTTTAGCTATGACGAATGCAATTTGGTCGGCACTATCTGTGATTTCAACAACAACAGTGGGCGTCATGCTGTATAAAGAAATGCTTCACATGCACGATTATTTTGCTATTGCGATGATTGCCTCGGGTGTTCTCATTCTGAACTTTACAAGGTAAGCCGCGCGTTACATCTTTCAGAAGAGGCGCCTCCTATTTCATAAATGGACTCGGTACCGGGTGCAGATCTTCTTATGAATATGAGCATGTCTGGTGATACTAAACTTCCACCGCTGGAATCGGTATCTCTTGATTTTCCCGAATTTGGAGAGTTTCCTACTTCGGGAGCCCCCGCCGCCGCACCCAAGCTAGTACCGTCTGCAGATGATATTGGACAGGTGCGTTCGTGGGATGGAATTGATAACTTGAATGCAGATGCATATCTAAAACCTGTGAAAACTGCTCCCCTTATTTCTGAAGATGCACTTATGAAAGAAAAGTATGAAATCCTCCGAAAGTTTGAGCGTCTACAGAAACTTGGAGTCCCTATCCGCAAGCGTTTTACTATGGACTCACCTCTCGACGAAATGAAGATGGAGCTCGAATTTATTCGCAAGGAGAAGGCGATGGACAACACTATTAAACAGTTTTCCGAGTGGTTTATCACGGGTATGTCTGCTCTTGAATGGAGTAGCAAGAATGTAAATTTGATGAAAATGTTTGGTCTTCAGCTTGATGGTCTCTCACAGAGTGCCCAGATGAATGTTGGTGATCTCGAAGAGGATTTTGAGGAATTGTACGAATTATACGGCGACAAGATGCGTATGCACCCTCTCGTCAGAATTCCTATGCGCACATGCATTATGGTGTATATGGTCCATCTTACAAATCAGATGGCTATGAAGGCACCTGTACCGAATATTCAAGAGATTTTGAGAACAAATCCAGACATTGCTCGTCAGATGGCAGCAGAAGCAATGAAGTCTCAGACACAGCACTTCAAACAGCAAGCTCCTCAAATTCAGCAGCAGCAGCAGTACCAGGCTCCTCCTCCACAGGCTTCTAATCCTCTTTCAGGTCTGATGAACTTCTTGGGAGCGACCCAGCAGCCTCCTCCTCAGAATACGAACATACTGCCCCAAGTGCAAACAAAGAAGATTGTTATGCCGCCTACGCGCTCAATGCCACCCCCGCAGATGCCTCAGATCGCTAAACCGATAGTTGCGCCTCCTCAAAGATCGTTTGGAGGTATGTCTGAGATTTTGAGTGGAATTAAAGCAGCAGGAACTCCGATAAAGTCGGCTCTCAAACGAACGCCCACTTCAACAGCAACAAAGTCTCCTAAAAATTCAGTAGTTATTAAGCTTTAAGTTACACCAATAGTAATTGGGGGTTCTTTTACATCGAACGCGGGATTCTGAATAGATGAGGGTACTCCTGCCATGACTCGCAACTGTCCGAACGGACCATTATCAAATGCAGGTACTTTGGCAGCTCTCGCTGGAAGAATAGACAACGGGCTGTCCTCGTGTAAAATACCGTCCACTAAAATTACAAATACAGCTGTTAAAAAGAGCGCGAGGAGGATGTCTCTGGTTGCAACGAACGCAACACAGAACACAAGAACTTGTCGAAGGATGGAGTTGGAAAGCAACTCTTTCTGCGTCTCAGATATATTGATTACTATGAACTTGCTACCAATGTTCATAAAAATCATAACAAGACCCAGTAACAACTTGTTCTCATTCAGCGTGTCGAACATAATTATACTTGTACTACATATTTTCAAAGCACTACACAATGGCTAAACTCCATGTAGTTTTGGATATTGACGATACCCTTCTTAAGAATCTAAAAAAACCTATTTTAGATATGGTTCCGAAAGATATTCAGGACAAATTAAAAATTGTTGAAGGTAGGGGTCGTTATTTTGTATTACGTCCAGGTGTTCGTGAGTTTTTAGATTTCTTGTTTGCGAACTGTTACGTTAGTATATGGACTTGGTCCGATTACGACTATGCGATGGAAATTGCAAATATTTTGACAGACAGACACCCAGAAAAGTTCAAAGATATCCTTTCAGAAGAAGATGCAGATACTTCAAGGGGTCTGCATAACGCTGGTGGAAAGGATTTGAACTACTTGTGGTATGATTATAATGAAAAATATGCAACTCCAGAAATTTTGAAAGAGAGAAATGCTAACATTACAGAAACAAATGAAGACAGAGAATATCGATATAATCCAAATCCCAAAAAACTATTTACTGGATATAAACCTTGCAACACTATTTTGATAGATGATGCAACGTATAATTTGAACTCCTCAAATAGATGGAACTTATTTTTAATACCTCCTTGGGGAGGTCATACAACAAAGGGTGCCCCTGTATCTGTTGATTTTAACTTGGACGATCGCGTATTCGAAAAAATGCAAGAGAGACTAACAAAAATAATAGAACTCACAGACAGCTGGTGTTCTACAAATACTGAAGCACATATTCTAAAGAATCCTGAACTCAAAGATTTATCATTAGAAACGGAAGGAGAAGGGGGATATAAGACGTGGGTTAAAAGTCTGCGGGGCTCATACCGCAACCGCCGGAGAAATGTTCTTTCGACCCGGCGGCGGCGGCGAGCGTCTGTCCGGAGGGCGCAGGTGCAGATTGGTCGGGGGCGGCGTTATCGCTAGGCTTGTTGTCAGATGGCTCAGGTGTCTTTGGCTTGTTAGCCGCAGCTGGTGGTGCAGCTGAAGGACCCGGTGCAGCTGGTTTAGTCGCTGCAGCACCCACAGATTTCATCTTAGACGGTACAACCTTTGCAGCAGAAGAAGCAGGTTTCTTTGCAGGGGGCGCCGCGAGTTTTGTGGTCGTGTCTGGGCGCACAGCCTCGGTCTTAGACTTTTCGGAATCAGTCATAGACTCACGAACTGGTGCAGAAAGAACAACTGCGAGCGCAAGAATAACCGCTACAATCAGCGAGTGGCTCGCACCGATATAGATTACACCTGCGAGCGCTGCAATCTGTGCAACGGGGGACGACAGCATATTGCTAACAATTGCAGGCGCCGGACGAGTCATAAACACAATGTATAAACCAATTGCACCTGCTATGATATACTCTGTTCTCTTGTTGAGCATCTCTTTATTGTTCAACATGTGATTTTTTCTACATGTAAAATGACAATGGCACAGTATGCATCTCTTGATGAAGCATTCGGTGGCACGTGGGGGACCTCGAAAAAGAGACCCGCTGCCCCAGTACCAGACGTGCACTCCTCCCAGAAAGTGTATAATACGCCTACTCGGCGCACCGAAGCCTCCCTTAGCGCCCATTCCGACCTCGTCAAAGATACTTTGAAATCTCTCCCTATCGGAGAGTCTGCAGATCTGGAAGACAACTATGCGCCCGCCCGTTTGAGCGGTCGTTCCAAGAACCAGATTGAACCATTTAGCGTCAACGACTATAAACCACCCGCCATACCTGGCACCTCGGATTGGTCGTATGCTTCTACCCCGCCTCAGGATGGTCAGAGTCTTCACTGGAATGCAAAACTCGACAAAATGATGAACCTTCTACAAAGCCGATCTGGTGTAGAGACACCATCAACTCATGATTTGCTATTATACATTTTTACAGGTGTTTTCGCACTCTTCGTTTTAGATTCATTTGTAAGTCTAGGGAAGGGCTCGCGCAGATAGACCTCGAACAGTAGATCGAGTGACTGGGCGATGAACAGTAATCTCATCGTGAACCGCAACAGGCCAGTTGCGCATCGTATTTTTTACAATAGAAGAAATAGAATCACGAACAGTGTAATTTTCCAGACGCTTAACAGCCATCATCACACATGGAAACGTAGGCGCATTAAGCTGTACATGATGGAACGGATCCTCATCAATAGGAAGAAGGTCAAAAATCGAGTGCACAAAATCAAGCACTTCATCCTCCGAACAGATATTGTCATTACGAATATGACTTTCACGGTCACGGTAAATCACACTGTACATACGATTAGATACCTTGGACGGACGAATTGAAATCATATCGTCAGAACGGTTGTTGTTAACATTACGGATAAACAGAATGTTGAGAGCAGCGTGCGTATTATTCATTTTTATATATATCATGAATACTGTCTAAATGGATACGCTATATCGCGCATGTATTTTGGGCAGATTGCAGGATGTCGAGCTATCTTTAAATGGAGGTGCCGATGTAAACAAAATTGTATCTGGAGATACTCTTCTTTTATGTGCAGTGTCTATCGGTCTGTATGACATTGCAAATCTTCTGTTGAAGCAAAGAGGTATTAACGTAAACTTTAGAAATAGACACGGGAATACCGCTTTACATGCTGCTGCCAGATCTGGTAATATTCATATAATTTACGCACTTTTGGACGCAGGTGCCGATATTCTTCAGTGTAGAAGCAAAAGATATAGTAGCGATGTAAAACATGCGTTTGCTAATTATTTTCAGCAGAAAACTATTGAACTCCAACATATTGCCAAATTGAAATTTCCCACTGATATTATTAGAAGGATATCATCCTATGTTACATCAGAGCATCAGTCTTCTTAGTACAAAGACTGCGGCTGCAGCTGCTGACTGAGCGGCGGCATAGACGCAAAGTGTATTTCCAGTTATCTTTCCGCTTAGGAACGCCCAAATGGAGACTGCTGGATTGAAATGTCCACCAGACACAGAACCGACTAGCAGAATACCACCAGTTAACGCAGCGCCGATCGCATACGGATTACCAATAAACGCAATTACAGCTATAAGCAAGAAGGTACCTAAAAATTCAGCAGTTGCAGCGTACATTTGTATTATACATTCTTGTTATTATTATTATTAACATGCGTAGTCTTGCCGAATACCAAGAATATTAATGCAAACGGTACTATTAGTATACCCAGCAAAATAAGACCATACCAGAACCGAGTTAGCATCGTTCCAGCCACAGTACCGTCAGAATTACGTATTGCAAGACCCCAGAGACCCATGTCTATGATGCCGCCTCCTTTCTTGACCATTTTATATAAAACGAACAGATTAATATAGGTAGATCAATACAGACTATGGAACTCACACGCAACGGATACAAGATACTAAAAACTTTGGACGATGTTCCTCTTCTTCGAAAACAGCTGACTGTAAAACCGTACATACCAGCTGTGTTCGTCAAACCCCAATACGTTAAACCGTACAAGGTCTACCATGAAACTGAAAACTACTTTTATCTTCCCAAACAGTTCGGTATCTCGAAATACGGTATCCCTGCTATAAATAATTGTTCTGTTGCTGTCGGTTCAGATACACGTTGGGCATTTGCAGGAACAATTAGAGACGCGCAAAAACCAGTTGTAGACTCTTATCTGAAACCAGAAGCACATGATGGAATGATTTGCCTTCAGACAGGTGGAGGTAAAACGGTGTGTGCACTTTATATCGCTTCTCAATTGAAGGTAAAAACGTTGATTGTAGTCCACAATACATTTCTGAAAGACCAATGGGAAGAACGTATAAAGACATTTCTACCAAACGCGAGAATAGGTAAAATCCAAGGAGAAATAACAGATGTTACAGATCGAGATATCGTTATAGCCATGATTCAGAGCATTTCAATGAAGGATTATCCAAAGGAAGTATTCTACGGAATAGGACTGACAATTATAGACGAATGTCATCATATTGCTTCTGAAGTATTTGTTCAGGCATTTCCCAAAGTAACAGCACAGCACATGTTGGGTCTTTCTGCAACACCCGATAGAAAGGACGGACTAATGTATGTAATCGAGTGGTTTCTTGGTCCAATTTTATACAAATCTGAGAGCGCAGACAAAGAGGATCCAGCAGTGCATGTTGAAGTATTTCAACACGAAACAGATAATCCAGAATTTAATTCGATAATATACAATTCTCAGGGAGTAATGAGTAGTGTATCAATGGTGAACAAGATTGCAAGCTTCAAACCAAGAACCAAAATGATTTCTGAAATTTTAGAAGATGTTCTAGTCGAAGGAAGACAGATATTGGTTCTGAGCGATCGTGTCCAACATTGTAAAGATATTTTGGAATCATTGTCTCCAAAACTAAAAGACACTGCATGCATATTAGCACAAAACATTGCAGCTCCAAAACGAGCAGAATGGTGCACAACTAAAAAGATATTAATTGCGACATACTCTATGTGTAAAGAGGGGTTTGACGTGGCTACATTAAACACACTTATGATGGCTACACCCAGACCCGATATAGACCAGATTGTTGGTCGTATTCTTCGAACTGAAAAAAGTGCAAGAACTATTGATCCTCTGATATTAGACATTGTTGATTCGACGATGCGTCGCCAGTTTCAACAAAGACTGATTTTATACAAGAAGCGCAATTATACGATAGAAACCATGGAATTACTTCTTCTCGAGGAGCGATCTGCTGCACAGAATGTACAGGAAAAGCGCGTTGACGAGCGGTAGGGCGAGGGCTACCATAGAACGGAGAAGGAGCATCAGTCCGCCTTTACCGCGCATGTTGAAAACGTACAGTAGATCGGACAGTAC